CTACTCTTCGATCTCCGCGCCGACCTTCGCGGCGATGGCCTTGAGGTAGTCGAGTCCGGTCTGGATGGCGCCTGCGACCCACTTAAAATGAGTGAACAGGTTCATGTGCACCTCGCGCCCACTCGGATCGTCCGTGCGCGTAAGCTGCTCGCGCGCAGCGTTGGCAGCCTCGTCGGTACCTTGCACGCGGTCGCGCATCAAGACCCCGTTTTGATTAAAGTTCCAGACCGCCGCGGCGATCTTCTCGATGTCTTTGTCGGTCACTTCGTCCTCCCTCTCCGGACCGCAGTACCGCAGCACGCAGTCCCATCCGTCGTCGTACATCGCCGTGATACGCACCTCGCGGCCGGTCTGGTCGCCGACCTGCCCGTGGATGCCTCCGGTCTCGCTGAGAGCCGCCTCGCCGAGCTTGCCGGACCCGAGCGCCATGGCTGCGTGCACACCCTGCTTGACGAGCAGGTCGCCTCGCAGGGAGTCTCGCCACGCCGAGCGCGGCAGCTTCTCGAAATTGCCTGTCGAGACCATGTCGGCGACCATGTCGCCGGTGTACCAGGCGCCGCCGCAGTCCACACCGAGCGCCGCGTAGCACTCGATGGCGGCGCTCGAGCAGTCGCGGTCGTCGGGCGCGATGCCGACGACCGTGCCGTCCGAGAGCGTCACGTACTCACCGGCTGCGGCGCCGGTGCCAACGCCCGCCCGGTTCGGCTGGCTGTACCCGTGGGCGTCGTGTGTGCACAGGTGCTCCATGAGCACGGCGGCGGCCTCGGGATAGCTAAGCATTGCGGTTCGCCTTGATCTCGTCGAGGTACTCCTGAGCCCTCGCCGCCGCCTCGGTGAGATTCGCGTTCTTCCACCACGAATAGACCGCCACGCCGAGCGCGATGGCGCACAGAGCGATCGTCGCGAGCGCATCGGAATCGACCGTGAGGCCGACGCCGCCCGCCACCGCGGAGACGAGCATCACGGCCAGTCGCACGATAGCCACGATCCTATCCTTCGTATAGTCCATACCTGCCTACTCCTCCCTGCCGCCGACGAAGGCGGCGACCAACTCCTCATGGATATGCGTCCCCGTGCCGTTCCCGCCGAGCGTGTGATAGACGCGGTAGACGCTGTCGGCGCGCTCCTTCTCCTCATAGGGCATCGGGCGCCCGTCGACCACGTAGCGGGTGTGCATCTCGTAGAGCTGCGCCCTCATGACCTCGCGCATGCCCGCCATGAGGGCAGCGTGCTCGGCGTCGCGCTTCGCGTCATGGGCGCGTTCCCGCTCGCGGGACGCCTTGAGGCTCCCCGCGAGCCATCCGATCGCGGCGGTGGCGAGCGGCCCCGCACACCAGCCGACCGCGGTGAGCCAGTCCACTGTCGCGCCTCCCTACTCGGTGACTTCCTTCCAGAGCGCCTCGGTGCCGACGACGCCGGGCTCCCAGACGTTCTTTCCGTCGAACGTCGACTCCCAGATCTTCCCGTTGTGTCTCACGCGGGCGCCCTGCTCGTATCCGTTCTCAGCGCCGGGCTGGACCCATTCGGGGATCTCCTCTTCCGGCGTGTCGGAGTCGCCCGCGGCGAGCACCTTCGACCAGAGGCTCGGCGCGGCGCCGGGCGCCCAGTCCCCCTGCGAAGAGTGCGTCTGCAGGCAGCTGTAGAGCACGCCTTGGTATCGGACGCGCTCGCCTTCCGCGTAGTCAACGGCGGCGTCGCTCCACTCCGGATAGAGCGCCGCGGCGGTAAGGGCCACGTCGGCGGAGAGCGACGGTGCCTGCGACTTGTAGATCGCGATGATCCCGCGCAGGGCCTGCTCCTCATCTTCCGTGAACGCCATCGTGTCTCCTTCCATTAAAAAGGCCCCTTTCGGGGCCAGCCTATATTTACAATTGATAACCGCTAGTTGAAAAGATCCTTGAACAGAGCGTCCATTCGCAGGAGCGTCTCGTGCGCGTCCAGGTGCATCACCATGCCCCGCCACGACTGGTAGGACTGGACCGCCTGCTCTCTCGTCATCACGCCCGCCCTCACGAGCGCGGCCTGCTTCTTGAGCTTCCTGCGCTGACGGGCTATCGAGTCGCGGCACGGCCTCACCACGACCTTGCCGTTCTCCCCGAAGTAGAAGCGCTTCTTGAGGAAGGTGAACCCGCGCGTCAGCTTCGTCATCTTCGTCTTGCGCGGGTTGATGACGATTCCCAGGCGGGCGCACTCGATCTCTATGAGCGCGAGCAGGCACCACAGCGTGTCCTTGTCCAGCGCGATGTAGTAGCTGTCGTCCATGTAGCGGCCGCTCGCGAGGATGCCGGGCATCCTGAGTCCGAGGTGGTCGATGGGCGAAGGCAGAGCCGCGGCGAGGATCTGGTTGGGCTCCGACCCCAGGCCCAGGCCGATCTCGCCGCTCGCGTCGATCTGGTCGTAAATGAGCCTCTTCGCGCCCTCGTCGTCCACCGCGCGGTCGATGAGCCTCTTGCAGGCATCGTGGTCGATGAGTGCGAAGTAGTCGCTGAAGTCAACCTGAAGCACATAGCCCTCGGCCCCGTGCCTCCGGTGATGTCTGACGAGCTGAGCCTTGAGGCGCGCGATCGCGTAGTCGGTCCCCTTGCCCTTGATGTTCGCCGAGCACCCGACCGTGAGCGTCGGCCATATGGCCGGGGCGAGGACGGTCCTGCTGAGGCTCTTCTGGACCACGCGCTCGGAGAAGTGGACCGACGATATGTGACGGAGCTTGCCGCGCTCGTATAGGTCGAACTTGATGAATCCACGTCGTATGTCGCGGCCGGACAGGACGTCCCGGCGCGCCTTGATCACGTTCCGCATCACGCGCGCCATGTAGCGCTGCACGGTCGCCTTCCAGCGGACTCCCCTCGCCGCTCCCATCGCGGCGCCGTAAAGGTTGTCGACGTCGGCCACCGCCTCGAGCGTGCATCCCTCTATCCTGCGTGCCCGGTTCGCCGCCCTTTTGGAGTCGCGCCTCGCGCGCCTGGCCGCCCGCCTCTCATCGCTGTTCATAGAGGGCGCCCCGCGCGGATCTTAAGCGGCATCCTGCATCCGCTTGGCCGCCGGCCATGAAACCCGGTCGGGTGCCGAGAAGCCGGGCCATGCAAGAAGCGAACGGCGGCGGCCGCGGGGCGCATGTTCACGGGCATAAGCCCGACCGTCGGCATCTCCTTCCTCTGACGCGCGGCGGACGGGGCGGAGCCCGTCCGGTCAGGCGAATGATACGAGGAATCAGGGCCAGGGGCGCACCCAGTCGTTCGAGACGGAGTTGTTGTTCGCATTGCCATTGTTGTTGACATAGCACGCGGACGACGAAGACCCGCCCATGACGGACCGGAGCCATCGATTGACGCGATGAATACCAGATGCCGGCGTATGGGCTCCATTCTACCCTACCCCCTGCCGATGAGCTTCACGCGGTCGCGGGCTCCCTTGATGAGGGCGATCTCCCTCGAGATCATCTCGCAGACCGGCTCGAACTGGCTCGGCCTCACCGGGAGGCCGAGGGACAGGATGAGCTGGACGTCCTGATCGAGCTGGTCGCAGTCGGCCATCGCGAGCGTCATGTAGTGTTTCCTCATTTTGACACCGTGCTCGCTGTTCGGATAGAAAGCGTCCGACTGCACGAGGTGCCGAACGAGGTCGCGCGCGGTCTCCGCCATCGGGACCGAAAGCACGAAGCGGTAGCTCTTCGGCACCGCCTGAGAGGTCACCAAACGGACGATTTCGGCCCGCAGGGCGACCGCCGTGGTGAAGAACTCAAAGCTGCTCAGATGGCGGTTTCGAGCGTAAACGCTGCTCATTAAAAAATGTCCCCCCCCCCTTCATGATTTTGAACTCCGGTCGCGTCGGCGACGGGAGAGAGGCGCACGCGCAAGGCGTGCGCCGGCTGTGTGCCGGGTACGGGTGAGTATAACTCACCCTATGAGGAAGCAGGGCCAGGGGCGCACCCAGTCGTGCGAGACAGAGTTGTTGTTCGCATTGCCACCGCTGTTGACATAGCACGCGGACGACGAAGACCCGCCCATGACGGACCGGAGCCACCGAGCGACGCGATTCCCGTTGATGCGGGCCGCCGTGTCGGTGAACAGGGCGAACTGGCAATCGAAGCCCACGCTGTAGCCCTTCGTGCCCCACACCGGGCATCCGTAGACCTCCATCTCGGACGGGGACCACACCTTGCCCAGATCCGCCCAGCTGAACCCGCTCGACTCGGTGAGCGTCTCGCTGCTCGAGTAGCGCTCCTCCAGCAGGACGCGCTGGTTCATGATCGCGTTGCGCAGCTCCGTCGGCAGCGCCGGGAGGAAGTCGTTGATCTCCCAGTCGTGGAGCGTGGAGAGCAGGTAGGGGTGCTTCTCCTCGGCCGAGCCGTTGTTGTTGCCGGATGCTCGCCACGGGAGGTAGGAGCTGTTGACCGCCTTGGGGCCCTGCACGGTCGCGGGAGCCATGGGCACGAAGGCGATATGGTGGCCCTTGGGCTGGTCTCCGCACTGGTAGTAAGGGTCGAAGTGGGCGATCTGGTAGCGCAAGGTCTGCGCGGGGACGTTCGTCCCCTGGGACACCGCCACGTCGACGTAGTCGCCGATCATCATGCCGGCGAAGTTGCCGGCGGACGCTCTCTGCTTGAGCCACGTGTAGATGTTCGTCGAGCCGATCTCGCTGGCGAAGACCTCGGAGATGGCGCGGCCGCCGTATGACCCGATGAGGAGCTGGCGGTTGCGCTCGGAAACGCCGTCCGCGCGCTCGGAGGTCGCGCGGGCGGTCGGGTCGGAGAAGTTGTAGATATTGCCCTCGTCGTCCGCGAACTGGTTGAGATTGTATTCTGCCATCTTGGCTTCCTTCCTAGTGCTTCGAGATGAGCATCCTGCCGCTGGCGAGCGATGCCGCCGGGACGGTCAGCCTGCCCGAGGAGTAGGTGACGCCGCGCAGGTACATGGTCTCCCCCACGACCACCGGGTAGCTCCCGGCCGCCAGCGCGAGCGACCTGACCGCCGACGTGAGCACGCCGACCGACTCGAGCAGGCCCTCGACGGTCGCGCTCATGGTCGACACCGCCTCCGACGCCGACCGGGCGAGCTCGTAGGCGTCCTCGCCCCGGCAGCGCGTGGTCGGCAGGTGCATCCTCCCGTCATCCGGGCGGGAGCCGTGGACGGTGAGCACGGTCCCGTCCCACTCGACCGCGCTCGACTTGACGTACCACGTGCCCGAGACGTAGATCCCGCCGCTGCATGACTCGCGCGCGAGCCTGTCGAGCGCGCCTCCGATGTCGCCGATGTCCGACAGGCCGCCGAGCGACTCGCGGATCATCGACTCGATGTTCGCTGCCGCGGATATGGCGCTCTGGGCGGCGTCGTTGGCGGTCGATGCGGCGCCGGACGCCGCCGTGGTCGCCGCCGACGCGAGCTCGGCGGCCGCGTTGGCGTTCGCTGCGGCGTCGTTCGCGTCATCGGTGGCCTCGTCCGCGTTCGCGGCGGCGCCGTTCGCATCGGATGCGGCCTCGTTCGCCGCGGACACCGCCGCCTCGCCCCTCGCGATGAGGTCGTCGACGGCCGCGTCCCAGTTCTCGGACGGCTCCTGGCCGTCCAGGGCGCTGCGGTAGATCTCGATGGCGAAGCGCTCGGTCGAGAACGTCTTCCCGTTCTTGGTGAACGTGAAGTACGCCTCGTCCGTGTATCCCGCCACGCTGCAGAGCTTCGACTCGTCGACGGTGCACGACACGCTCGAGCCGGACACCGAGCAGGCGCCCCGGTAGTAGTGCTCGCGGTCGGGCAGGAGCACGACGAGCCACGCGGTCGAGCCCGCGAGGTCGGCCGCCTCGCCGTTGTCGTAGACCTCCGCCGTGATGGTCGTGCCCGAGGAGTCTCCCTGGCCGGCCGTCACGATCTCGCCGGGCCCCGTCTTGGACAGGTCAAGCGAGATGATCTGCTCGTTCCTCATGCCTCCACCGCCCTCCAGAACCTGCTCGGGGGCTCGGTGTAGTTGCCGTTCGAGAGCGACTCGTAGATCGTGCCCGCCGCACCGGGATGGTGGCAGCGGTCGCCCTGGTTCCACGCGTCCTCGGCGCATGTCGGCGGGCGCCAGACGCGGATGCCGTCGGGGGCGAGGTCGATGCGCGACCAGAGGCTCGGCGCGGCGCCCGGCGCCCAGTCGGCCTGCGAGGTGTGCGTCTGCAGGCAGCGCCAGAGGGCGCCCCCGTGCATGACGATCGACGCCGGCGCAGTGTAGCCGACGCCGTCTCCCGACCACTCAGGGTAGAGCGCGGCCATGGAGACCGCCTGGTCGTCGGTCGCGTCTAGCGAGAGCACCGCGATGCGCGCGAAGGCCGCGACGGCGCTGCCCTCGGCGGACGCCTCGCCGGTCTCGTCCCCGTCGTCGCGCACGCACGTCATGCGCAGGGTCTTGCCGCGGTCGTCGAGCGTCTTGACCTTCCACCCGGTCAGGACCTCGACGGTCTCCCCGTCCTGGGTGATGGTGAGGGTCGCCCCGCTGAGCGCGAGCGCGGCGGCGAGGCTTGCCCCGCTGAGCTCGAAAATGGCCTGATCGTCCCCCACGGAGTAGCCCGTGAGGGTGATGCCGTTTAGCTGCATTGCTCCCCCTAGTTGATCTTCGTGCCGTTGTAGTAGACGCCGTCGCCGTTGACCTCGAAACGCCACGACCCGGCCGAGACGTAGAAGTTCGCCTTGCCGCCCGTCGCGCCCGAGGTGCCGTCCGTGACCCAGAGGCGCACGGACTCGTCGGTCGTCTGGTAGGCGAGGCCCCAGTCCTTGATGCCGAGGCCGGCGTTCGAGCTGTTGATCTCCGCCATGGTGGCGTCCACGACGAAGCCCACCGACGTGTAGGTCGCGACGCTCATCTTGGTCCCGCTCGTGCCGGTGATCGTGATGCCGGATCTGCCGATGGAGATGCGGTCCGTCACGTTGCGGGCGATGCTCGAGTCGTACGCGGCGTCGTCGGCGGTCTGCTCGACCCTGCTGAGGTTCGAGTTCGTCGTGTTGATTCTGCTGTTCACGCTGCTGATCTGGCTGTTGACGTAGGAGGTCGTGGCCATGCCGTCCGGCGTGAAGTCGAGGTTGATCTCCCCCGTTATGAGGTTCCAGTAGTTCCTGCCGGACGCGTCCTGCAGGATTCCGGCCTTGATGAGGTTCGCGTCGATGGTGCCGCTTCTGATGTAGGTTCCGTTGATGTAGAGCTCGCCGCCCGACAGGTAGACGCCCTTGAGGCGCCCGTTGTCGGTGAGCCTGTTGAACACGCCCTCCACGTCGAGCTCGGCGTCAAGGTCGTCGGTCGACTGGTTCGCGCTCGTGAGGGCCGTCGCGGGGTACGCGTCGCCATAGGTGACCGATCCGTCGCTCCACTCGACCTTCCTGCGCATCCAGTAGTGCCGGCCGGTCACCCATTCGGGCTGCGCGTCGGACCACGACCCGCCCTGCGGGCTGTCCGGCGAAATGCTGAGGTAGTACTGGTCGGTCTGCGAGACGACGCCGGTGCCCTCCTCCGTGTCGACCACGAAGGGATCGCCGTAGGTCGTCTCACCTCCCATGGTCGTGTAGCGGGTGCGCTGCCAGAGCACCTTCCCGAGCTGCCAGGTGACCGACTCGCCCCATTCGGCGGGCTGCACGTCGGCGCTGTCGGACAGGCCGAACTCGACGGCGCTCGACACGACGGAGTCACCGATCGTGGAGTCGCCTACCGCGGCGGTCGAGGAGATGATGACGTCGCCGCTCGCGAAGTCCGCGCGGAACACAATCTGCCCGTCCCGGTCGACCTGAAGGACGCCCGCCTTGATGAGGTTGGCGTTGATCGTGCCGGAGGTGATGAGGTCCGCCGTGAAGCCGGAACCGGTGCCGAAGGTCCTCCAGTCGAAGCTCCCGTCGGCCTTCGTCCCGCCGGCGATGCGGAAGCCCTGGCTGCACAGCTGGATGCCCTGCGCCCCCGCCTTCGTCGGGCGCCCGTCCTCGTCGAGCGGCACGCTCGACCATATGGTCCCGTGCTCGAAGCTCGTGTGCGTGTAGCTCATGCCGGCCACGTTGAAGCGCTCGTTGAGCTTCGCCACGAGCTGCTCGAGGTAGACGTACGGCGTGTTCGCGGCGATGTCCCACGACGGCGAGTGCTTGTTGATGTTCGAGATCTGCTGCTGTTGCTGCTGCCATGCGTCGGTGAGCGTCTCCGTGACGTTGCCGAGCGTGATCTCCGAGGTCCCCTGCAGAAGATCGGTCGAGATCTTGCTCACGCGCCCCTGGCAGCGCAGCGTCGGCGTGAAGCACGTGTCGACGAGCTGAACGTCGTCGCCCTTCGCCACGCCCTCCCACGTCCTGCCCATGGCGACGAGGTCGATGACGCTCGCCTCGTATGTGACCCCGGGGTCCTTGTGCGCCTCGAGGTAGGCGCGGGTCTCCTCGAGGAGCTGGCTCGCGTCCTCGCAGTCCTGGTTCTCGTAGGTGCCCCAGATGTGCGCGAGGCCGCCCTTGCCGTCCGGGCGCCCGTAGAGCTCGAGTGCGTCGAGGTCCTCGACGTAGTCGCGCCCGCCGTTGACGTCCTCGAAGGTGAGTTTGCGTCCGTAGCCGCCGGCATCGGTCTCGAGGCCCTTGCCGTACCCGACGCAGGCAGTGATGGGGGTCCAGTGCTCGGTCCGCTCGACGCCGACGAGGTCCTTGCCGTAGGTGAACCTACGGCGCCCGCCCTGCTCGCCCACGTGGGCGCGAATCGAGACCTTGCGGGACTCGATGCCTGCCGGGCCGACCTCGATCTCGGTCTCGAGCTCGCCGCCGCACTCGAGTATGGCGTTGATCGCCGCGCGGGCGGTCGTGTGGTAGAAGGTGAGCGAGTCGGAGACCGTCCCGGGCTGGTCGACGGTGCCGACCTGCCATCTCGTCGGCTCGAGCGCGATCTGCAGGGCGGCGAGGAAGCTGTACCCGTACGGCCGCTTGTCGTCGATGCGGTCGCCGCTCGTCTCGGCGATGGAGTTGATCGCGGTGTCCGTCCACGTCGGCGACCCGACCGAGGTCCTCCCGGCGACAGGGTCCTGGCAGATGTGCTCGTGGTACCTGCCCGTGAGGTCCTTCCACACGAGACGGTACCCGCTCGAGAGCTGGTAGGTCGTGGTGATGTCGACGTGGTCGTCGCCGTTGAGCTCGTCGGAGTGGACGAACGACAGGAGCGCGGAGGAGCCGATCGTGTATACGAACCCGCCCTGGCGGTCGTAGACGTCGACCCTCATCACACCCACCTCTCACGCCACTCGAGCGCGGCGGTTCCGCCCGAGACGTAGACCTCGCACTTGCCGGAGATCGCGAAGAAGTCGCTCTCGACGTCGACTGCGTGGTCGTACCCGTTTACCCGGCAGCGCTCGAGCCCCATGTCGAGCTCGACGGTCTGCCGGCCGTCGAAGTCGGCCCGCACGCGGACGAACTCGCCCGTCGTGCGGTTCATAATGGTCCAGCTGCTACCAGCCGGAGGCGTAGCCGTCACCACGGGCCGCGCCGGCCACGTGCCGCCCGTCATGATCTGGCCGGTGCCGGCCACCTCGGCGCGGCGCGAGCGTCCGTAGGCGATAGGGTCGGTCACGCGGAAGATGAGGTCGACCGCCGGCAGGTGCCGATGGCGCTCCGGCGACGAGCCGCCCTTGTAGAGTGCCATGAGCGAGAGCGCGGGGTCGTCGGGGACCTGCACCTCGCGCTCGGTCGGGGAGTAGAGGGCGGCGTCGAGCTTGCGCCGGACGTCGGCCACCTCAGCGTCGCTCCAGCCGTTGATGTAGCCGGTTACGGGCCAGTCGTAAGCCTTCGCGGCGACGCCGGACACGTACGACCGATCTGCCCCCGGCACCGAGACCTCGGTGATCTCGAGCTCGGGCACGACCGGTCGCGGGGCCGAGGTGACCGTGAAGAACCGGGACAGGTCGCGGCCGCCGACCACGAGCCTCGGCGGGTCGGTCCGGCGGGTCAGCTCCGGCCTCATGCGATCACCCCCCTGCCCGCGAGCGTCGAGCGCTGGCGGCGCGCGAGCTGAGCCGACACCCTCGTGCCGTCCATGTAGATGTCCGTGTCCTTCTCGAGCAGGCGCTCGAGCAGGCCGTTCGCCCGCGCGAGCGCGGCGAGGACCTCGTCGTCCCCACGCTGCTGCACCGATGCCGGCGCCTGCGCCTCGTAGGCGAGCGCCGGAGCGCTGCGCGAGACCTCGGCATCGATCTTGGGCGCCACCTCACGCACGTCGGCGAGTACCGACTCGAGGCCGCCCGAGATTCCCGCGCGCAGGCCCTCCATGATCGCCTCGCCGTTCGGCGTGAGCAGGCGCAGGTCGTATGGGATCGGGCCCTTGAGCGAGGCGATCGTGCCGGCGATGCCGGACACGAAGTTGTAGACGCCGCTGACCGCGTTCCTGATGCCGCTGAGCAGGCCGTCGATGATGGATCGGCCCGCGTTGTAGAGCAGGTTCCCGACGTTGCCGAGGGCCGACAGGATGCGGCCCGGCAGGCCGCTCACGAACCCGAGGACCCCGTCGATGCCGGACTGCACGCCGTTCTTGATGGCGTTCCACGCGTCCTCGAGCGTCCTGCGGACGCCCGACCACGCGCTGTCCCATGCGCCCTTCACCGAGTCCATGACCGACGATATGGTCGACGAGACGTTGTCGATGGCGTTTGACACCGTGCTCTTGATGCCGTCCCACACGCTCTCGGCGAACGACTTGATGCCGCCCCAGATGCTGTCCCACGTGCCCTTGATGGCGCCGAGGACGCTGTCGATGACGCCAGAGACCGCGTCGATGGCGGCCGAGACGATCGACTTGATGCCCTCCCAGATCGAGGAGGCGATCGACTTGATGCCCTCCCACACGCCGGACCAGTCGCCGGAGATGGCGGCCATGACCGTCGAGATGACGGAGCTGATCACGTCCATGGCGGTCTGGATCACGGCTTGGATGACCGGGAACACCGCGTTCACGACGTCGAGGATCCCCTGGATGGCGGGCACGAGCACGCTCATGATCGTCTCGATGAGCGGCGTGAGCGCCGTGATGATCTGGGTGATGACCGGCAGAACCGCCGCGAGCACCTGCGTCGCCACCTGCAGCACGATGGCCACGACCTGCGTGAGCACCGGCATGAGGGACGTGACGAGCGTGGAGATGAGCGGCATGAGCGCAGCCGCGATCTGCGCGATCGCCGGGATGAGCGTGGAGAGCAGCGTCGCGACGAGCGGCGCGATCGTCACGACCATCTGCGAGATGACCGGGGCGAGCTGCGCCACGAGCTGGGTGATGAGCGGCGCCAGCTGCGCGCCGAGCCCGGTGACCGTCGTGCCGAGCTGCTGGAACAGCGGCATGACCTGGGCCACCGCGGGAGAGACCGCCGAGATGATGCCCTGGCCGAACTGCGTGAAGCCGGAGACCAGGCCGCTCACGATCGGCGCGAGCGTGCTGAGGGCGCCGGCAGCCAGGTTGTTGAGGCCGGTCTGCAGCGGCATGAGCGCCGTCCCGATCGCGGTCATGCCCGTGCTGAGCGCGTCCTGCGACTGGTTGTAGGCGATGAGCTCCTTGTTCGCGTCGAGGTACGCCTGCCCCGCCTCTCCGTAGAGCGCCGACAGCGTCTGCGTGACGAGCTGGTTGCGCTCCTGCTCGCTCGAGCAGGCGGCGAGGGCGGCGTTGTAGGCGTCCTCCTTCGTGGCGCCGCTCTCGATGGCGGCGTTGAAGGCGTCCTGCGCCGCCGTGTGCCCGGACAGCGCCGCGCTCCACTGCTGCGTGCTGGCGTTGACCCAGTTGAGCGCGTCTGCCATGGAGCCGGTCACGGTGCCGCACTTCGCGGTCTCGTTCGCGGCCTCGGCGAGCGCCTCGATGGGCATGCCGTCGCCGAACTGGCTGTAGGCGCCCGTGAGCGCCGTGGTGAGCGTCTGCAGCTGCTGTTCGTTGTCGCCGCACATGGCGAAGGCGTTGCCCGCAGTCTCGACGGTGCGGTCGGTGTCCCCGAGCACGCCGATGAGCCCGTTGTAGGCCGAGTTCATGGCCTGCGCCGAGACGCCGTTCTTCTCGGCCGACGCGGACAGGCGCGACATGACCATGTTCGACTCGGCCGCCTGGCTCGTAAGCTCTGACAGCCCGATGGCGGCGATGGCGCCGCCGAGCGCCCCGATGGCGCCCTTGAAGGAGCCGGAGAAGCCGGAGCCCGCCGACTTTCCCGCGCTCGAGAAGTCCGAGTCGACGCCCTTTAGCTCGCTCGAGACCTCCTTCTGGATGCCCTGCATCTCGGGCTTGATCTCGACCCATGCGGTTGCGATGACGTTTCCGGACGGCATCAATCATCACTCCCGTCCCACCATGTATCGAATTCACTGATCGGTATGGGGTCGCGCCCGATGCGCGTCCCCTTCTTCTCCCTGGACGCCCCCGGCCTCTCGTAGGGCTTCGGCTTCTTCGGCTTCTTCTTGCCCTTCTTGGTGTTCGCGGTGGCGTACTGCCACCGGAAGATCGCGAGCAGGTCGTAGATGTCCGCGAGGATCATCGGGACGCGGGATGCGCCCTGCCAGTCGGCGGTCTCCGGGTGCATCTCCTTCATGAGCTCGCTCGACGAGTCGAGATGCTCAACGAAGCTCCTGAGCGCCGTCCAGGGAACGCGCGCCGGAATATCGCCGAGCGTGGCGCCGGCGCGCGTCATGAGGTCGTATTCGAGTGCCCCGCCGTGCTCGGCTATCAGTCGGACGAGGCCGGCGATTCCCCCACGCCGATGCCCGACGCGGCGCGCCAGGCGTTGACGATCTCGGTGAGCTCGTCGAGCGACACCTCGTCGACGAGGCCGGGGCAGTAGCGGTCGAAGAGCTCGAAGCACGCGTCGAGCTGCTCGAGGTCGGACGCCTCGGCGAGCCCGTTGAGCCGCCGCGCGTCGCGGGCGGGCAGCGAGCCGAGCATCGGCAGCGACCAGACCTTGTCGCTCCCGGCGAGCTTGAACTTCCAGTTCTTCCTCAGGCCGGGGATGACCGTGAGGTTCGGGCGCCTCGCCACTACGCGCTCACCACCTCTCCGTCGTCGGTGAGGATGTAGATGTTCTCGCCGTTGGCATCCGGAGACGTGGTGAGCGTCACCGCGTAGCCGACGGGGTCGGTGTTGTTGAACGTGATCTCGTCGAGGGCCGTGACCTGGCCGATGGGCACGACGATGAGCATACGCGCCTTGCCGTCCTTCATCTTGAAGACCCACGTCTTCTGGTCGGGCAGGTGCGCGCCGATGGCGGCCTTGAGCTGGTTTCCGTGGTCGGAGGTGGCGGCGGACGCGGTCACGTAGGCGTCGCCGAACACCATCTTGAGGCCGGCCTCGTCGGTCTGGATGATCGTGAAGCTGATCTCGCCGACGAACTGCTCGAGGATGCGGCGCACGACCGCGCCGCCCCACGACGGGATGTCGCTCGTCGAGTAGTCGGGCGTGATCGTGACGCCGTCCTCGCTCACGTAGCCGCAGTCCTTGAAGCCCTCGTCGAGAGTCACCTTCGACGGCGTGATGTCTTGCAGGTCGGGCACGGTCGTGCCCAGCGGCGCCTGAAGGATCGCGCCCGTCGTGAGTTGGTCCGGTGTACCAACGTACACCTTCTTGGCGTCAACAGCCATGTATCCTCCTATCTTGTGGTCCTGCACGTCACGGTCGCGGTGAACTGGGCGCGCGGGACGGTCGGATGCGCCGGGTCCGGCGCGATATGCGGCAGCAGGGTTATCGATGCCTCTCGCCAGTGGACCGAGGAGCCCTCCGTCTGGGGCAGCCTCGCCACCGCTCCGGCGAGTCGGTCGGCGGTGGCCACGGCGGATGCCCATGTGCCGGCCCATACCGAGAAGGTCACCGAGTGGGAGTCCACGTATGGGTTTATCCGGGTCCCGCCTATCCTGAGTGCCGACGCGAGCGGGAGCCGCTCGCCCAGCTCCTCGGGGACGGGCGGGGCGGTGACGGTGATGCCGGAGGCGGCGAGGTCGGCCGCGAGGGCCGACTCAACGTCGACGGGCTCTAGTGCTTCGGTCGCCACTTGGCACCTCCAACCTTGGGCCAGACCTCGCTCATCCACGTCTCGTGGTCGAGGCCCTCGATGCGCTCGGGCGGGCCGTCCGTGCGCACGAGCATGCGCGGTCGGTCGCTCGACCTGCCCTGCTCGACGCGGTAGGCGCGCCCCGTCTCGGACTCGAGCTCGGTCGCCTTCCTCTGGGCCTCGGCGGCGATGGCCGCGACGGTGCCGGCGTCGTTGAGGATCCCCCGGAACCCCGCGTCGTGGAACTTGATCTTCATGGCCACGCGCGTCACCCCACGTAACGCGCGAGGTCGCACCTCACGTGCGAGACGGCTCCGGTCGGCGACTCGCGCCTCTGCGGGGCGCCGACCACCTGGTAGGTCTCGCCCGAGACGGTCCGCACGCGGTCCCCGATCTCGATGTCCGAGCCGGGCGGGGCGTAGAGGGCGGCCGTCACGTTGACGCCCACGCGGGCCTCGCCAGACGATTCGCCCGTCGACACGGGCAGGACTGCGCACCTCGTGATGCTGAGCACGGTCGGGTCGGCCCAATCGTGCTCGATGGCGCCCGGCCTCGTCTGGACCTTGCGGGCGCGCAGGACCGTGACGGTGCTCCGGCAGAAGCTCGGCAGCATCACGACCACGTCCTCTCGAGCCGGTAGCGCGAGAGCATCGCGAGATCGGAGTCGAGCAGGCGCACGCCTCCGGAGACCCCGTTCCCCGTCTGGTTGTAGGTGATCGAGACGTCTCCCGCGCTCTCCTGGCGCACGCCGGCGGGCGCGACGAGCGAGTTCGACGCGACCTGGGCGGCGATGACCGCGAGCTCGGCCGCGACGGCGGTCGGGAGGCCGGCCTCGTACTCGACGAGGACCGATCCGTAGCCGGGCGCCCATCGCTTCCACTGGCAGCGGCGCAGCATCCCCGCCTGGCTCCACTCGTACGCGCCCTCCCCGAGCTCCTGCCCGCGCTCGGTGACCGACTCGATTCCGGTCACGAGCAGGGCGGGCAGGCTGACGACCCGGTCGCCGCCCGCGAGCGCGGCGCGGCACGGGAGGGACGGGGCCACGTGCCACCCGCACGCGGCCCTGATCGCTGCCGACACGCCGGCGAGGACCTCGTCGACGCCCTGCGTATCGGGGCCGAACCGGCCCTGCGTGAGCGCCGCGAGCTGAGCGGAGTCGATGAGCGGGGGAATGGCCCCTCCCTCCTCCGTGCCGATCTCGTAGCCCCACGGCGTGAAGGTCCAGACCATGTCCCCTCCCCGGCTACGCGGAGAGCGCGGACAGGTCGATCTCGCAGAACGCCATCGGGTACCGGATGGCGAGCGCGCCGCGCTCCTCGATGCGGATCGAGACGCGGTTGTAGTTGAAGTCGTCCTCGTTGGTGTCGGTCATCTCTACGGTCAGGCCCTTGCGGGAGATGAAGGAGCCGCCCTGCTTGAAGGCGCCGACGAGTATCGTGCCCTCCTCGATGGCGGGGGTCACGACCGTGTGGCGGCCCCAGATGGGAGGATCCTCCTCGAGCTGGCCGTTGCCGTAGGCGCCGGCGAAGTAGCCGCCGCCGTAGTACTGGCCGTTGGCGTCCTTGCCGAGGCGCAGGGCCTCGTAGTCGACCGGGTTGATGACGATGGCGTCCGCGCGGAACGGGGAGGCCGTGTAGACCTTGGTGAGGCCCTTGAAGATCAGGTCGGCGACCTTGTCGCCGCTCTTCGCCGTGATCTTGCCGATGCCCGTGCGGGTCAGCACGCCCTGGATGTTGTTGCCGGACGCCGCGCCGTTGAGCAGCATGTCCTCCTTGGTGATCTCGTGCAGGTAGATGCCGCGGTTGTTGATGGAGCTCGCGAGCCAGGGCAGGTCGTCGAGCATCTCGTCGGTCTCCTTGTAGACAGCCGCGATCTTCTTGACGGGGTCGGTGACCGGCGTCGGGTCGCCGAACGTGACGCCGGGCTTCTTTGCGCCCTCGGCGGTTCCGGCCGGCGCGCCCTCGACGGACGCGTTCTCGACGAAGTAGGTCACGGCGCTGCGCGTCGTCGTCTCCTGGCCGAACAGGTCGGCCACGGTCAGGCGGCGGCGCGGGCCCTCGTAGACGCGCTCCTGGACGTCGGCGAGCGCGGAGTCGACGGCGGAGGGCTTGTCCATGACGTCGCCGGCGGCCTTGGAGCCCATGTAGGTGCCGTAGTTGACGGAGCTGCGCTGGGGCTTGCCCTTGGACTTGACGCCCATGGCGACGAACTCGCCGAGCGTGCGGGGAGCGGACTTCGCGCGCGAGCCGTCGGAGCCGCCGGCGTTCATGGCGCCGATGCCCTTGACGGTCGCGGCGAAGGCGTCTGCTGCGGACATCTTCTCCTGGACCTCGGCGATCTCCTTCGCGAGCTGCTCGCCCTCCTTGAGGGCGGCGGCGTCGCCGGCCTCGACGGCCGGCATGATCTCCTCGGCGCGGCCCTTGAGCTCGGCGAGGCGTTCCTTGAGGTTCATTCGGTTCTCCTTACCTGATGAGTTTCTTCAGTTCCTCGGCGATCGCGCGCGACTTGGCGGCCTGGTTGCCCTGAGGGTCCTCCCCGGCCTCTCCCTCGTCTCCGTCCTCGCCTCCCTCGTCATCGGGCGGCACGGAGCCGTCCGGGATGAGCGGTTTCAAGATCTCGAGCGCATCGTGCGCGGCCTCGCCGATGGACTCGAGCGCGGCGGCGGCCTTGGCGATCTCGTCGCCGTTTGCCTTCGAGATCGCGGCGCCGTACTTGCTGCGGGCCTTCGCCTCGACAATCTCGGCGTGCCCGTTCGCGGGCACGAGCACGACGGACACCTCGTAGAGCCTGAGGCGTCGCAGCTCGTTGGCCTTGCGGCCGTCCGCGAGCTCGACCGTGCCCTCGTCGAGCACGTCGAAGGCGAAGCTCATCTTGTAGAGCCTCCCCTCGCGCACGAGCTGGCGCACGCGCTGCGCCTTCGCCGAGCCGTCGAACGACGCCTCGGTGAGCAGGCCGCGCTCGTCGACCGATAGGGCCGCGATTCCGATGTTGTAGTCGGGGTCCTCCATGTTGTGGTCGTAGAGCAGCGGGACCGGCTTGCCGGACTCCGCCCACTCCCTGAGCGTCTCGTCGAACGCGTCGGGGGCGATGACGTCGCCGTAGCAGTCGGGCTCGCGGTCGAAGGTCGCTGCGTAGCCGGTGAAGCCGCCGTTCCCCTCGTCGGTCCCCGACTCGATGGGGATGTCCTTGTATCTCACTGGATGCTCCAATCTGCCGCCAGCTGCGGCGGCCTCTCGTACCAGTCGCGGATGCGCGCCTCGGTGCCGGGCGGCCTCGAGTCCTCGGCGCATCGCCTGAGGCACTCGTCGATTCCCGGGTCCATGAGGACCAGGCGGGCGCCGGCGTCGCGGTACGCGGCGATCTGGTCGGCGCTCGGGCGCGAGTGGATGACCCACGCGGGCCACCTCTTAGCCATGACGCGCGACACGGCTGCGTCGCGCGCCCTCGACGCGGTGTCCGCGACCGCCCTCGGGGCCTCGTGGTCGCGCCTCGACCCGAGGGCGCGGGCGATCGCGTCGTAGTCGACGGTCACGTCGCCGTCTCTCGCATGGGCGCGGACGTAGGTCGACTTTCCCGCGCAGGGCGGGCCGACGACTACCGTCAGCATGCGGGCCTCCCGTCTCATGGATAGGGCCGCCCGCGGGCGGCCCCTGTCTAATCTGGAATGGTCACGGTGACCTCGCACCGGCAGTTCGCCACGTCTTCGACGGGCAGCGCCGTCGAGTCGCCGGGCCAGTCGGCCCCGTTGGAGAACTTGCTGTCGATCGGGACGGTCTCTCCGTCCATGCGCCGGTGCGACGCGCGCGGGCTCGACGACGTCGTGTTCCATGTCTTCATTGCCGTCGAGGGCGCGCACTGGCGCGACGCCTCGAGCACGGACCAGCCGGCGATCGCCGTGGCGAGCGACTGGGCCTGCTGCGCGGCGCGCGAGCCCTCGGCCTTGTCGAAGACACCCTCGGGGGTCGAGCCCTCGGCGTCCTCGCCGACCTCGCCGTCGACCGCCGCCTCGAGCTGGGCGAGCGTCACGGCGTTGATCTGCGCGGCGCGCGACCGCGCGAGCGCGAGCAGGAAGTTGCGGGTCCTCGGCACGTCGTAGAGCGCCGGGTCGATGCCGAGCGCCTCGAGCGCCGACTTCGCGGCGCGCTCTGACCCCGCCATGATCGAGTCCATGAGGTCCTCGGCGAGCTCCCGGTCCCACCTCTCGGCGTCCCACCATGCGGGCTCGCCGTCCTTCCTCGCTGGCGCGGACTTCGCGCCGATGCGGGACAGGACGCTCTTGCGCTGGCGGCGGTAGAAGGCGCGCAGCGCCGACTCGTACGCCGACACGTCCTCGTCGGCGGGGTGCCCGCTCGCCTTGAGGCCGTCCGGCGCCTCGCCCGACTTGAGCGACGCGCACGACGGGCAGCCGCACGCGGGATCGTGGCCCTTCTCGGCCGGCTGCCACGGCTCCATGACGTATCCGGACTTCGGCGCCGTGTCGTTCGGGCTCGCCAGCCCGCCGACGAGCACGTTGAGCGGGACGATGAGGTCCCCTGCGGGCTCGGCCGGCATGTTCATGAGGCCGCGGGCCTCCTCACGGCTCATCCAGGGGCCGCCCACGGCCGACTGCAGGGCGCTCGCCTGCTCCTCGAAGCTGCCCTGCAGCTTCGCGCGGATGTCGAACTCGACGTACTCGGCGGCCGGCGCCCCGATCATGGGCAGGAGGTCCTTGTTGACGCGCTGCGCGATCATGGTGAGCAACGGCATGAGCGTGTCGGCGTAGAGCGATCTGGCGTTGTCCTTCGCGCTCGCGTAGGTCTGGCCGCTGCCGGGCCAGATGACGCTCGGGTTGATGTGGTAGGCGGCGGCGACGTCCTCTCGCGACAGCTGCACGCCCGCCGCCCAGTCCTTCTCGCGGGCGTTGTACTCGACGGGCTGGTAGGTCATGCCGTCCTCGAGCACGGGCGTGCCGCCCGATCTCGACCCGCCGCGCCCCCAGTTGTTCTTGATGTCCTCGCGGAAGCGCGTCGCTCCGGCCTCGGTCCAGTCGACGCCGGCGGGCCTTGCGATGTAGCCGGTGATGCGGGCCGCGTTCGCCCACACGCCGCGCCGGAACTCCTGCGCCTCCATCTGCTCGGCGAGGGTCTGCCTGAGCGACTCGACGGGCGACAGGGCGTTCGCCGGCTCGCCGGGCTTGTAGCTGCAGAACATGACGCATTGGGACGTCGGGACCGAGACGGTCGACGCCGCGCCGTCGGTCGGCCGGAAGCTCAGCTGGTCGTACGAGAAGCCGTCCGAGCCGTCCTTCGACGTGATCCACGCGGTCGGGATGAGGCGGATCTCCCAGCCCGACTCCGATGATGAGGACCGCCCGACGAGCCAGGTCGCGCGCCCGTACAGGCACCACTCCATCAGCGTCTGGTAGATGAGGTCGTATCCCGTCATCACGGGGTTCGGGTTGCGCAGCAGCAGGGGCAGCGCCCCCGTCGTGTCGCGCTCGCGGTCTGAGTCCGAGCGCCTGATGTAGCACTTGAGCGGCAGCCCCGCGACGTTCTGCGCTATGAAGTCGACCACGGTGCGCAGATGGGGCTGCTCGGCGTAGAGGTCCTCGACCGATTTGCCCATGACCCCGCGAACGGCGGCGCCGGACACGACGACGCGCGTGCCGGACGGCAGCATGGAGCGCAGGATCGATGCGAGTAGGGGCACGATCCCCTCCAATCACTAGACGACCATCATGCCGCGCTCGGCGGTGTAGGCCGATTCCTTCGTTTTCGTTTCGGGTTGTGCGGTGAGCAGGCCGAGGGCCATCGCGCACGCCATGATCGGCGAGGCGTCCTCGGGGGATGCGGTCCTGTCGAACACGAACGCACCGTCTCCGAGCCCCTTCTTCGCGGCGGTCGCGGCGGCGGCGTCGAGGACGGGCTGCGGGCGGTGCATGACGCGCACGGCGTCCGATTCCGACCCCGGCGCGCACGCGGCGACGCCGTCGTAGAGTCTCCCGCAGTAGGCGGCGAGCTCGGCGCCCTCGACCTCGTGGACCTCGGCCCCGCGGATCGCGAGCAGCTGGTCTGAGATGCTCGAGACGGGCGCTCCGCGCTTCTGGTAGGCGAAGCGCAGGTGCGCACCGGGCCGGCCGGCGCGCTCGTCGAGCCACCGCACGACCCACTCGAACCCCGCACGGCGGGCCACGACCTCGACGTGCCTGCGCCCGTCGGCGCGGACGCCGGCGACGGCGATGGACGCCCACGTCCTCTCGGGGTTGACGTCGACGCCGTACGCGAGCGGCGAGTCCTCGGCGATCTCGGAGCCGGGGTCGGTCCCCGCCTCCCATGCGCCCTCCGGGAACGGCTGCTCGCGGATCGTCTCGACCCACTGGCAGAGGTCCTCGGTTCGGAACGTCGCCTCGGGGTCGGTCGCGCAGTCCGACGCGATGACGCGCTCGGTGATCGTGCCGTAGCCCATCGACGGGTTCGCCTGCCGCCACCCCTCGCGGTCCCATTTGGACGCACCGGGGGGCGCGGACCACTCGAAGATGCCGATGAGCGGCGCGGACGCGCCCTCCTCGGCGCCGTCGTCGCCCCCGCCCATGTCGCCCACCGACTCGCACCACCCGTCCGGGTCGCCGAGCTCCTTGTGGGCGAGGTAGCGCAGGTGCCTGAGCACGACCGAGAAGCCGTCTCCGGCGTTGGACAGGCACAGGATGAGCGCGTTTGGCTTCGCGTTGGTGGTCTTGGTGACCGCGCCCCACGCGTCGAAGGTCAGGTGCTCGCGCAGCTCGTCGAGGATGACGACGTCGGCGGTCTTGCCGCGAGCTCCGCGCCTCGACGCCGCCGCCACGCGGTAGGACCGGCCGCCGGTGAGCCTGAGGTTCTTCTTGCCGTTCACCCGCACGACCTGCTCGAGCTCCTCGGCGAGCTCGTCGTTGCCCTCGACCATCTCGACGGCGCCCTCCCACGTCTCCTCGGACGTGTCGAGGTTCTGCGCGGTGCCCAGGACGAGCGACACGCCGAACACGAACAGCGCCCACAGCGTGAACACGCGGGCCATGGTCGACTTGCCGTTCTGGCGGGCGATGAGCAGCAGGATGATGCGGAAGCGGAACGTGCCGTCCGGGTTCGCCTCGAGCGCGTGGATGAAGAACCAGCGCTCCCAGGGGAACAGGTCGATGTGCAGGACGGCCTCGGCGAAGGCGATGACCGAGAAGCCGTAGCTCGTCTCGGGCGTGAGCTCCCGCAGCGGCGGCGTGTAGATCCTCGGCTCGGTGACCCCGAGCAGGTCAGCCATCGGCGCGCGGCCTCATCGGCCCGATCTCGAGCCTGAGCGACTGCAGGGCGCTCGCCTTCCCGGAGCCGTCGCCCGGCGCTTCGGCCAGCAGCTGCTCGAGCTTGTTGAGCCCGAGCACGTAGCTCTTGAACAGGGCGTTGTAGCCGTCGAACGCGGGGTTGCGGCGCTCGCCCTTCTGCCCGCCGCCGTTGTCGTACTTGATCGCGACGCCCTTGGAGCCGATCTGGCGGCGCGTCGCCTTGAGCTTGTCCGCCTGCCACAGCACCTCGACGGCGAGGTCGAGCGCCATCTGGCGCCTCGGCTCGGGCAGGTCTCCGACGAGCGCCTCGGCGGCGGAGCGCTGCTCGTCGTCCAGCTGCGCCAGCGTCTTGCGGGGCATCGCTCCACCCCCTTATTCGCTTCTGATGTTTCCCCAGTTGGCTCCCGCGCCTTCTTGACCGCGCGCGAGCCACCCCGCCCCGGGTGACCGAGGGGGGAGAGGAAGATAACCGGGCGCGACTCGGCCGCGCCCCCCAGCGGGGAGATTTCGACTCCCCTACCCTCTCGGCCCGATCACCATGCGCGGGACGGCGAGCCGAGGTCGTTGGTGTTGCCCTTCTTGCCTCGCGCGCGGTTGCACGAGCAATGAGAGGGCCTTATGTTGCCCGGATCGAACGCGAGGTCAGGCCGCGATGCGACCGGCAGCACGTGGTCGGGCTCCCATGCGTCCGGCGTGCCGGACGGGGCGCGGTAGTCAATGGGCTGGCCGCAGATCCAGCACGGCGCGTTCGCTCTGCGGTCGCGCTCGTAGAGGTTCAGCCTGAGCTTCTGCCATCGCTTCGTCCCGCGCGGGTCGCGCTCCTTCACTACGCCGTGGCGATGATGCCGGCCGTGCGCAGCGCGGAGAGCAGGCCGTTGAAGTTCTCGGCGGTGACGGTGCCGGAGGCGTCGGCCACTGCCGCCGCCTGCTTCACGCCGCCGAGGGTGCTGGTCGTCGCGGCGGGCAGGGTGTACGACCCTCCCCCTCCCCCCAGGTCCTCGGGGTCGCCGTCCGCGCCGATGAACACCACCTCGGTCACGGTGTCGGTCTGCCCGGGCGTCGGCGCGCTTGACGCCGCGATCGGGCGGAGGAACTTGGCAGCCTGGCTCATGTCCGTCCCCTTTCACGAGAGCGCCGCCGAGACCGGATGGCGTCGGCGGCGATTGAACCCATAGAGAACGGGACCGCCGCGTCGGTGCGATCGCGGCAGTCCCGTCTGTTCCTCTGGCGCCGGGCGCGCTTGCGGGCGCCCGACACACTTGTCGTTGTAGCGAACTTTACGAAATCGAGGTAAGTAAATGCAAGTCGCGGTTATCTGGGCAAACCGGATAAGATTCCGTTCTCGCGCGTTTTTCCACATTCCGGACACTTTTGACCTGCTGTTTCCCGAAAACATTTTTCACGCGTCCTTGACCTCCGCCCATCCGACGCGGTCGATGTAGCTGAAAGCCTCGGCGGCGAGGGCGCGGCACCACTGCCTGGAGCACTCCATCTCCGCAGCCGCCTCCGCCCAGGTGGACCCCTGGACGTAGTAGAGGCACACCGCGTCCGAATAGCGCGACCCCTTGAGCTTCGCGAGCCCGCCTCGGCCGTCGCGGCCGTAGAGCACCTCGGTGGCCGCGTCGATGTCCGCCTCGGCTCGGGCGACGAACGCGGCCATCCTGCCCTCCATGTCTATGCGGGAGCCGACGGCGTCCATGGGGTCGCCGCCGGCCGATGATCCGGACGATATTCCGTATGTCTGGGCGCGTGCGCCCTCCCGGGCCCTGAGCCTCTCGAGCATGGAACGGGAGCGCTCCAACCTGATGACCTCGGCGCGAACCGACTCGAAGTACTCCCTCGCCCGCATGCATCACTCCTTGGGGTAGATCGGGAACCCGTTCACCGTCATCGCGACGATGTCCGCCGCGAGGAAGTGCCCGAGCACCGCCTGCGCCTCGTCGACGAGGACCGACCGCTCGAGCGCCGTGAACTTCGCGGCGAACTCGTAGGGCGTGGCGGGCGCCTTGATGGGCACCCCCATCCGCTGCGAGAGGAAGACGAGCGAGCGCGCCATCTCGTGCGTCGGGACCACGATGCGCGCGCCGGTCTGGGCGGACGCGTTCACGAGGAAGGCGCTCTTGCCGCTCTGGCGCCCGCCCACGAAGCAGCCGGTCCCCTCGCTCATCGCTCGCCCCCGTCGCGCAGGACCGCCTTGCGTGAGTCCACCCACTTGCCGCCGCGCCCCGTAGAGCCGGGCTCGCGCACGACGATCTTCCCCTTGTGGCTCATCGCGACCACCTGCAGGACGCGACCGCCGAGCACGACCTCGTCGTCGAGGTAGATGACGCGGCCGTGCGCGTCGCGCGGGTGCGACCTGAGCAGGCGGTCGGTCTCGGTATCGTCCTTGCCCGCCTTGAAGAAGCGATCGAAAAACATGCGGTTCCTCCTTAGTAGGAAATTCCCTCGTCGTACTGCTCGGCGCGCTGCGCCTCCCGCTTCACGGTCATGAGCTCCACCTCGTCGACGCGGACCTCGATGGCCTTGCGCGGAACGCCGTCCTGCTCCCACGACCTCGCGTGGAGCCTGCCCGTCACCGCCACGCGCATGCCCTTGCGCAGGATCGGCGCGATGCCCTCGGCGCGCTTGCCGAACATCACGCAGTCGATCCAGCTCGTGTGCTCTCCGAACGAGCCGTCCGCCTGCGGTACGCGCTCGTTGACCGCGACGTGGAACGTCGTGACGGGCTTGCCCGAGCGCGTGATCCTGAGCTCCGCGTCGGCGCCGAGGTTCCCCGAGATCGAGACGATGTTCAAGCTCATGCGGACCTCCTCACTGCCTCGAGGATGGCCGCGCGCTGGTTGTGCCCGAGGCCGCGAACGCGGCGGGTCTCCGAGATGCCCAGGCTCCTCATGAGCCGCTGCGCCCTCGCGAACCCCCAGCCGGGAACGCACCGCAGCAGCGTGAACACGCGGGTCCGGCGCACGTCGACGTCTCCGGCATCGGACATCGAGAACACGTCGACGAGGTCGAGCGTGCCCTCGCGGACCCTGTCGAGCATCTCGCTGCGGCGGCGCCTGGCAGCCTTCGCGCACTTGAGGAACTCGCGGCGCTGGTTCGCCGTCAGCTTCGGGACCGGGTTGTTGATCGGCCCGCCGTTCCTACCGTTTCCCATCATCTACCTCCTGACCGTGTATGTCCCGTGCACCCCGACGCTCTTGAGCGTCTGGATGATAATCTGCGCGTGCCTGGTCGACTTCGTGTGGACCGTCTGGGCGGGGATGTCGATCACGCACGTCTTGGAGCGGTCCGCTACGTCGCGGCGGTTCCTCTCCTGGCTCGCCGCCATCGCCCTGCCCATCGCATCCATCAGCTTCGGATTCCCCTCCATCGGACCGCCTCTCACCGGATGATTCCGAATAATTGCCTCTTATCCCGCGTGGGCCTGCCGGCCCTCCCATCGGATAGCCTCCTAGACCTCGCCTTCCGCCCCTCCACGGCTTGCTCTCCGGGGACCACGACCTGTCAGCCATCTGCCACACCCCCTCGGGCGATGTCGGCGGCCCGGCCGAAAGCCTCCGCAGCCGCCGCGTCGCGGCCCGGGAGCACGTGAGCGTAGATCCTCAGCGTGGTCGACTCGTCGGCGTGCCCCATGCGCTCCGAGAGCGTCTTGAGGTCCACGCCGGCGTCGAGACACCACGTGGCGTGCGTGTGGCGCAGGCCGTGGAACGTCAGGCGCTTCGGAAGGCCGAGGCGGTCCCTCAGCTCCGAGAACTTGCCGCTCACGGTGTCCGGAGACATGTAGCGGCCGTCGAGCGTCACGAGCGGGGCGTCGGGCCCGAACGGTCCGAGCGCGCGGTCCTCGAGCGCCAGGACGCGGTCGATGACGGCGATGTCCGACTCGCGGACCGACACGTTTCGGCAGCGCCTTCCCTTCGTGATCTCGCGCCTCCAGGGCGGCCTTCCCGCGCCGACGATGACGTTGCCGCCCACGTGGACGAACGACCTGCGGCGGTTCACGTCGCGGCGGCGCACGGCGCACACCTCGCCTACGCGCATGCCCGTAACGAGCGCGAGCCACGCCGCGAACGCGTAGACGCACCTGACGGCAGACGCCTCGTCCTCGGTATCGGGAGCCATCGCCTCATCGAGCACGCGCGAGACCGTCGAGAAGTCGGCCTCGTCGAGCGACGGGGCCTCGACGCGGTCGGGCGACGGTTTGCGGACGTAGATCATCGGATTCTGCTCGCAGATCCCCGCGTCGACGAACCAGTTGTAAGCCCCGCGCAGGAAGTTGTGGCAGGCGATGACCGAGTTGCGGCATATCCCCTGCCCGCCCTCGTCCTTGGGCCTGAGCAGCGCGTTCTCGAAGCGCGCGAGGTCGGTGACCGTCAGGTCGCGCGCGATCGCCGTGCCCAGGTAGCGCCTCACGTAGTTGCGCGTGAAGAGCCTCCACTGCTTCACGGTGTTGGGGCTCGCCCCTCCCCGCTCGCGCATCTCGATGTAGTCGCACAGAAGGTCGAACAGGCGGGCGCTGCGCACGCGGCCGTCTGCGGTGAGGTGCGCCGCCCACGCGTCGGCGAGCGCCTGCGCCTCCTCGCGCGTGCTCGCGGCGGGGAAGCGGCGGTACGGCCTGATCTGGCGCCCGAGGGCGTCGAGCCCGAGGTACGGGCGGCAGCACCAGACGCCGTCCGAGTCCTTCTTGACGTCGACCCTCATGTCATCCCACCGTCTTCTTGTACTCGACCGCCACGGCCGCGATCGCCGCGACCGTCCACGCCGCGAACGCGAGGAATCCGAAGCCGGCGCCGAAGAAGATGCCGACGGCGATGGAGACCATGACGGCGAGCACGACCATGAGGACGCCGAACATGCACCCGAGGCCCGTCTGCTCATCCCTCCTGTCCATCCGTATCACCCCCTTCCTCGACCTCGTCGAAACCGTCGATGGCGTACGGGCCCGGCATCAGGTCGGTGTACGCCACCGCGCAGCTGCCGAGCTCGCCGAGGCGCGTGACGGTCATGACCGTCCCGCAGTACTCGCGGCGGTCCCGGTAGCGATCGTTCAGCACGACCCTCGAGCCGACCCCGATCACCGCCCGTCACCCCCCTCTTCGCGCGTGATCGCCGCGTTCGCCCACATGACAGCCTCCTCGAGCTTCGTCATGGCGAGCGACTTCTCGCGCGACGGCGGGCACAGCCCCTCGACCGTGACCGCGAGCGACTTCGCCTCCGAGCGAATCGTCTGGCTGCGGACCACCTGGTCGCCGGTTGGCGACTTGAGGGCGAAGTTCCTCTCGATGACCTCGATGTCCATGTCAGTCCACCTTCCTCTCCTCGCAGATCCGCGCGGCGCGGCGGGCGATCTCCGCCGATCGCTCGAGCGCCGCCTCCTTGAGCGCCTCCTTCATGCCGGGCGCGTCCTCGTCGGGGAAGCCGCGCGGGGCGTAGAACCATAGGACCACGGCGTAGCCGCGCTCGGTGCTGTACGTCCGGGGCCACTCTGCCCTCGGGGTCCACGGCCTCATCGCTCGACCATCCATCCCAGCAGGCCCATGTACTCGACGAGCCTGCGCGTCGCCGTCATGGGCATCGTCGCGCTCGCGGCGCGCCTAGAGAGCAGACCGGTGCGGACCCATGCGGTCCAGCGCCCCGTCTCGCGCCTGAGGCGCACCTTCCGGCGCCGTCCCCTCGGGTCAATCAGCCTCATGGGCAACGTCACCGCCCTCCCGCTCCTCGCGCGACACGGGGCGAAGCGCGTCCCGTATCTGGGCGGCGAGCCCGTCGAGCTCGTCGGCCGCGTCGGACGCGATGTCCGAGAGCGCGCCGTCGGAGCACCTGGAGAACTCCATGAGCTCCCGGGCCCTTTCGTACAGATCCGACGCCGTGTCCAGCAGGTCCTCGTACGCGGGTCGCTTGATCGGCTCGATCAGCGCCGCGAGCCTCGTGCACACGGCCGAAAGCGCCATCTGGCCCGGGATCTTGAGGTAGGCGTCCCCGTAGAGCGCCGTCCCGATCGCCGCCAGCTTCCCGTGGCCGGGAACGTCATCGACGGACCTCAGCGCCTCGGCGGCGCGCCAGCGCTCGGCGTCGCTGATCTTGTCACCGATGATCTCCATGCTGTCTCCTCCTTCTCGTCTCGGCGTGGTGCCTCGCGTCGTAGCGCAGATGGCACGGCGCGCACAACGCCTTCAGGTTCTCCGGCCTGCAGTCCTCGGGCCGGTGGTTCAGATGCGCCACGGTGAGCGTGTTCCGATGTGTATCGAACGGCTCGCCGGGCTTGCGGCACTGCTTGCCACACCCCTCGCATCGCCATCCCGCCGCCTCCTTGACCTCGCGGGCGATGCGGTCCCAGTCGGCGGGGTACCTATCGCGCTCCATCGGCATCGGGCACCGCCCCCTTCCCTCGCCGCGAGGCCGTCGGGGACCGGAGCCCCTTGTCCAGGCAGGCCCGGCACGTGCGCTGCCGCTCGAACTCGGGCTTGAAGGTCTCCCCGCACACGGCGCACGCGCGTGGCCGCTTCCTCACGGACGAGGCCGCCATCTTCAGGCGCGCCAGGGCGAGCACGGCCTCCGCGGTCTCCCGGTCGCTCCACTCCTGCCCCATCCGGTTCATGACGCCCGCCTCCGCGTTCGTGACCAGCAGCAGGTTCGCCGGGTCGAAGTTCCTCAGGTCGTGGTCGCAGAAGATGATCTTCGTGCCCTTGGGCTGCGGCCTGCCGTGCGCCCGCTCCCATACCAGGCGGTGCTTCGGCACCCAGTTGTCGTGCGCCTGGCGGGTCCGGGAGGGCCGGTGCGCGACCTTGACCTCGATGTAGCCGTCCCGCGTGACGCGCTCGCACCCGATGGGCAGGCGCGCGGCGTTGTGCGGCAGCTGCCCGGCCTTGAAGCGCGTGTCGCGCGTGCGCTCGATGGCCTCCGGGGTCATGAAGTCCTCTATGCGCCTTCCCTTATTCGACGGGGCGTGGCCCTTCTGGAAGCGCCCGCCGACCGTCCCGCTCCTGACGCCGCGGACCGCCTTGAAGTTCTTGATCTGCGGGCGCGTCAGCTCGATCCCGAAGCGATCCTTGAAGCCGGCGCGGATCTCCGCCTCCGAGTGCCCAGGGATGAAGGCGGTCATCCACTCGACCATGTCGGGTCGCTTGCGCCACCTGATCGCGACCGGCATCTCACGCCCCCAGCATCTTTGGCATCGCGCGGCGGTTCATGAGGCCGTCCTGCACCTGCACCGCCTTGAGCACCGTGTTGGCGTTGTCGATCGTGACCCCCGCCAGGTCGCTCACGGCCTTCGCGCGGTCCAGCTCTCGCTCAACGGCGGCCTCGTCGGCCATGTCCATGCTCATGAGCTGCCGCATCTCCGCGAAGAGGATGTCGTTCAGGCTGCCCAGGTTGGCCTGGCCCGCGCCCTTCGACTCGTCACTCGTCGACATTGCCGCCACCCTCCTCCCCGTCGCTCGAGGGCCTCCGGATGTCGGCGAAGCGGAAGCGGTCGGGCGCGATCATGCCCACCTGGCCGTCGCAGAACTCGATGACCGCGACCGGTATCGCGTGGCCGTTGTCCGCGAACTGGTAGAAGCCGTAGAAGGTGCCGTCGACGATGCCCTGCTTCGCATCGACGAGGACCGGTCTCGTGTTGCCCATGTCTGCTCCAATCTGTTGAAAACTCAGCCCCCTGTTGAAAATCGGAAAAGTTTTCAACAGAGAAAGAAGTGGCAAGAAAGAGAGGGTTTCTGGTTGAGAGGACTCCCATAGAGTGGTTTCACCCTTAAAGGGGTGAAACCACTATTGTTTTGTTTTGTCTTGTTTTGTTTTATGGTTAGCCATCGGTTTGCGAGCGGTTTCGAGTTGTAAAAACCAGTGGTTTTCGTAGTGGTTTCTCAGGTGGTTCCTACGCATCGGGGGCCTCCCTCTTCTTGCGCGGGCGCCCGCCCTTGGCACCGTTCGCGCGCTGGCGGCCGAAGTACTCGCCGTTTCGCATCATGCGCGGGCTGTAGATCTCGCCCTCGCCGTTCACGCGCACGAGCCCGATCTCCACGAGCGCCTCGATGAAGGAGCGGCAGTCCTCGACGGCCTGCAGATCGTCGAACGAAGCGCCCGAGAAGCGCAGGGCCTCGGCGACCACGTAGGCGTCGTCCTCCTCGGCCATGGGAAGGGCGTGCCCGCTCGTGGCGGCGAGCAGCTCGCACAGGAGCCACCACCGCCCGTAGCCCTCCACGCCGAAGCGGCGCACGAGCTTGCGGCACTTGATGTCGCCGCCCGCGTTGGAGTCGTGGGGGAAGAAGGCCATGGGCTCGAGCGAGCGCGCCTCGGCGTCGGTGCGCGGGTCGCAGCTAGTCACGGTCCACCTCCTCGTCGAACATGCTCCGGCGCAGCTCGATATCCATGTCCGGGTGCCTGGAGAGCAGCCAGCGCGCCATGAGCGACGAGTCGGAGTTGTTGACCGAGTACACGCGCACGGTCCCCTGGTAGTCGGTGAACGGCACGCCCACCGCCTTGTAGTGCCCCTCGTAGCGCTGGCGCTCGATGAGGTACTTCGTCGACACCCGCAGCCCGTGGGCGTCGATGGAGAGCGCCGTGAGCTCGAGCTCGCGCAGGACGTCGGGGTTCTTGCGGCACCACTCGGCGAACAGCTCGCGCCGGTCGGCGGCGCGCAGGGGCCACGGCCTCACGCGGGCGATCTCGTCTGCCATGACGGCCTCGACGGGCAGCGAGTAGTCATTCGTCCCCATCGGCCGGCTCCTTCCCGTTCAGGCGGTCGAGCAGCTTGTAGACGGCCTCCTCTATGCTCTGGCCGCACACCTCGCCCTCGATCTCGAGCGGGTACGGCGTGAGGTTCGGCATGGTCTCCAGCTCCCCGTCCGAGACGCTGGCGAACTGCACGAGCGCGCACGGCTTGCCGTCGCTGTCCGTCGCCGGCATGGCGGACAGCGCGATCATCTCGGGCGTCATGATTCGATCCCGAAGACGACCTCGTTGGCGGCGCTTGCGGCCGAGATCTTGTCGATGGCGGGCCCGTTGACGGAGCCCATGATGAGGGCACGGGCGGCGACCTTGGCCGCGGTGAGTCTCAGGGCCGGGTCCAGCCCTCTGAGGCCGGCGCCGATGGCTGACCCGAGATCGGACGCCATCTCGATGATCTCCACCGCCGAGATCTCGCCGATCGCGCCCATGACGACCTCGCCGGACTGCACGCCGAACAGAACGACCGAGTCGAGGTTCTCCAGCTCCTTGACACCCATGGCGTTCGTCTCGACGGTGACGCGCCTGATCTTGACGTCCTCGTACTTCATTCCATTACCTTCTTCCATGTGACAAACTTCGCCTGCTCGTTGGTGCTGCCGCCCGTGCGGATGCCGCACTTGGGGCACTGCAGCCTCGTGACGTCCATGCCGGTCCTCTTCTCCACGGGCGCGCACCCGCACGCCCTGCAGGGCGGCATGTCGGAGAGCTCGAGGAACCTCCCCCTCATGCGACCACCCGATCCCATGTCGTCTCGATCCACTCGTCGATGCCGCGGCGGGAGATCCTCAGGTTGCGGCGCTGCGCCCCCTTCGACTCGGGGTGCACGTAGGCGGCGAGCCTGCCGCCGAAGATCGCGCCGCGGATCGTCTGCTCGCTCACCTGGGCGTAGCGGGCCGCCTCGGCGACGGTGAGCCAGCCGTGCTCGATGTCCTTCGCGCTCACAGCGACCACACCCAGCGGAAGAAGGCCGCGAGGAGCGCGGCGAGGCCGACGTACACGGGCCACCACCCGATGACGTCGAACAGGGCGCCCAGGGCGGCGCACGCGAGCGCGGGCAGGATGCCGCTCACGGACAGGACGATGAAGACGGCGAGGAACCAGTCGCGCCAGCGCTCGGAAGGTGGTAAGATAACGGTCGACATTCGACGCGAACCGAATGCACCGCCCGCCGCGAGTTTGGTCCTCCGGCGGGCATCTTTTTGCCTACCGGACGAAAAAGCACCGGTTAAAGCAGTGGTTTCCATAGGTAAAACCTCCGGATATTCTCGAATGGAATAATTGTTCTCGACCTAGAAGGCCCCGAGGATCGCTTCGCACGAGATCACGATCATGGCCACGTCGGCCAGCAGGATCACGGCCAGGGCGATAAAGAGCGCGATGCACACGCCGTCTCCGGGCATCTCCATCTAGGCCACCTCCCTGCACGCCAGCTCGTCGAGGGTCTTGCCGAACAGGTCGCAGATCTGCTCGGCCCGGTCGAACGTGAGCGAGCGCTGCCCGTAGATCCAGCTCTTGAGCGACCCGACCGACACGCCGAGAGCCTCGGCTGTGTCCTCCGTGTTCAGCCCCGCATCGACCATCCAGCTGCGGATGCGGCGACCGACATCTGCCTTGTTCATGAAACAAACCTCCAGTCTCTTTAAGTGGCTACCAACTATTAATAGCCTCTGTCAGTGGCTTGCTTCGAACAATAGTCTCTTAGAGTGTCTATGTCAACAATATTTCTCAAAAATGTTGAAAATTAGTCTCTCTGCGTGTACTCTTATGTCAACATCAAAGCTAGGAGCACCTATGAACTTGCAGTTAATGAGGCTGAGAAAAGAAGCCGGGTTCAAGAGCCGAAAAGCATTGGCAGACGCTTTGGGTGACGATTATTCAGAGCGCAGAATCAAGTCATGGGAAGATGGAGATCGCATGCTCTCGCTTAAGCAGGCATGCGACATTGCCGACGTGCTCCACTGTTCGCTCGACGAGCTCGCCGGCAGGAGCTTCCAGCCGGCGCAGTACTCGGATCCCCGCCAGCAGGCGCTCAACTACTCGTACTCGCTGCTCGACGACAAGAGCAAGGACGACCTCGCGGGCATAGCATCGACGTTCACGGCGGACGCGTCCCGCCTAGCCGTTAAATGTGGGCAAGGTGCTGGCGATGAGGCCGAGACGGTGAGGAGGGCGGTGTAGTCGCCGCCCATTTTGCCGACGCCGGCAAAATGGTCACAAAAAACGGCCCCGCGCGGGAACTTGGCGGAACGCGCACGGGGCCAACGGGACGGATGCAAAGGAGCACCCATGGCTGATACTACCAAAAAACGCTCTAAGCTGGGCCACAAGAAGGAGGTGCGGCCCGGCGTTTGGCACATCGAGGTCAGCTCCGGGTACCGCGAGGACGGGTCGCAGCGCAAGGTCAACGGCACCGTCCACGGGACCGAGCAGGACGCGCAGGCGGAGATCTACAGGATCGCGCACCTCATGAAGCGATACGTCAGGCTCGGGTCCGGCGCGACGCTCGACGAGTACTTCTGGTCGAGCTTCGCGCCCGGCAGGAGGGCCACCACGACGCGCGCGAACGCCGAGACGTGCGAGAGCGTGTACCGCTGCCATATCGCCCCGCACTTCGGGTCCTGGAAGCTTGACGCCATAGACAACATCGCCGTCCAGCAGTGGATCTACACGCTGCCGCCGCAGAGCGCCGACACCTACGCGCGCGTCATGCGCACGATCATGAACCAGGCGCACTTCGACCACCTGATCGCGGAGTCCCCCATGGGAGACGGCTACAGCTTTAAGTACCCGCGCAAGGACCGCACGCCGCTGCCCGTCTGGACGGCATACGAAGTCATGGACTGCATGGAGCGCCTCCGGGGGCACAGGCTGTTCCCGATATGGCTCGCCATGGTCGGCGGCGGGCTGTCCAGGTCAGAGGCGCTCGGCCTCGACTGGGAGGACCTGTCGTTCGCGAGCGTGCTCGGGCTCGACGGGGAGGAGCACCACATGGCGTCGGCAGCGATCGGCCGCGCCTTCACGTCGCGGGACGGCATGAAGGACCCGAAGAACACGAGGCGCTACCGCCAGATCAGGATCCAGCCGCCGTTCTCCGACGAGCTCTACGCGGTCAGGGGGGTCGGGCCGATCTGCAAGGGCACGAAGGGCGCCCGGATGTCCGCGAACTACCTGCCGAAGGTGTGGAAGAGGCTCTTCGCGCGCGGCGGCCTGCTCGAGGGCCTGCCGTTCGTCGGCATAAACCGCATGAGGGCCACCTACGCGACGCTCATGCAGTCGGCCGGCGTCGACAGCACCGTGATCAACGCGATGCAGGGCAGGTCCCGCGACTCGAGGGTGCTCTACTCCAACTACCTCGCGCCCTACCCGTCCACGTTCGAGCACGCGGGGCGCGCCCTCACCGGCGTCTTATGCATGGGGGACGCGGCGCCGGTCCCTCAGCTGCGCGCCCTTAGCTGA